CCGTCTTGAAAGCGCAGCCTGTGCTAGCATTGGACCCCACGTTTTTCCACGCATACGATTTTGAGCGGCTTACGTCGCGCGGCGCTTACACTAGCGTTGGCATCGACGACAGCGTTGTTTATGGCATTTACGCCAGCACGCTAGGAGTCAGTATTGAGGCCCTTGATCAGCTGGACGACGCTTTTAGGCGTTATCCTGCTTTGCCCTACACGACTTATCCCGCTCTCCAGCCCTTGGTCATCAAAGACCGTGCTGGGCTCGTGTTCGACGGTATGCCCCTTGGTTCCGTCCCGATGTCCCTTATGGACGTCCGTCGGACTGAGGAGGCGATTAGGGCCGAGCGCAAGCGTGCGATTGACGCCGCTGATTTGGCCAAGTCGGCCTTGTCGGCCGCTACCAAATCAGCTTTGCCCGCCACTACGCCCGTCCCGCCTGTCCCTCCGCAATTGGATCCGCCGACGTGTGGCCGTTGCTTGTCGAACGGCCACCTGACCGATGAGTGTCAGGATGGCGGACATTGCGAGAAATGCTTGGATTTTTACCATAAGACCAGTGATTGCACGTTGACTCGTCGCGCTGCTGCGCGTTCTCGTGAGGCTTTTGCCGCCGAGCAGTCGCGTGCCGCTGGCACGGGCTTGGCCGGCCCACCTACCGATGCTGCTGTGGACCCCGATGTGGTTGAGTTTTTCGCTCCCACCCCTTTGTCCTATTATTCCATCGGTCGTGGGCATCCCAAGAAGCGGTCGAAGTATCGCAAGCCCAAGACGGCCAGCGAGTGATGCTTGCCGCTCTTGTCATTTACATTGCAGCGACTTTCGCATGTTGCTGCCCTTATTTTCGCGTGACTTGGCGGTCAATAGACCGTCGCACTTTCTTCAGAATGAGTTCATCTTCTACCAAGAATAGCCTTGCTAACGTTAAGCTAGCGTTTGCGCACAAGGTTCTTAGCTCAAATTGCCTCCGTGACGATTACGTCATTGAGTCACCTTCTTTCCCGCGCCGGCAGCGGGCCTCGCGCCGCGAGGCCTCGCTCCCGGGCGCGGTTTCTACGAAGGTCTCGTCGCCGGTCGACATTATGTCGCCTGTGATGGGCCTTACTCGTTCAGCC